GCTTACATCCTAGTGAGGAAGAACACAAGAAGCCTATTAGACTAGTCACGGGGACTGAGGACTACGGCAAGGAGTTTTAAAGTACCCTTTATAGATACCACAAGGTATTTTCCTCTGGTGTCCTGAGCAAGACATAAAACTGCTCACCAATTATAAACACAATAACTTAAGGAGTTTATTCTATATGACAGAGATATTTAAGAACATCAATGAGTACGTTGATGAAGTAGAACATGAAGAAGAGATGATTCGACTGGGGAAACAGCGAGTCAATAAGCGTAGGCACTCACATGTCCAACGTGAAGAGGAGTCAGTGACGAGCTATGGTAAAGTCATGGTCTCACAAACTATCAGACCGTTAGCTCAGTGTATACAGACATACTTGGAGAGCAATGCTGAATCAATAGGTCAGCCACAAAAAGCTTTTACAAAGTTAAGACATGTAGAGCCTGAGATATCAGCCTTGATTACAGCTAAGCATATCATCAATACAATCACTCAGCATAAACCATTGACAGCTACGGCTATATCATTGGGCGGTAAGATTGAGACTGAGATAGCTTTACAAAACTTTAAGAACTTAAACCCTGAGTTGTATGAGGCAGTCAAGACTGACCTTGATAAACGCTCATGGAATTATTCTTATAAGCGTAGGAAACTAAGAGAGTCAGCTAAGAGAGATGATGTGGCTGAGTGGGAAGAGTGGGACACCAACACCAAGCTACAGCTTGGAATACGTTTGGTTGAGCTCATGATAGAAGCGACAGGTATGATTGAAATGGGCGTTGAGGTTATTAACCGTAAGCGTACTAAGATTATCAAACAGACAGCCAAGACTAGAGAGTGGATAACCAATCGTAATAGTTTTAATGAGCTGTTGAATCCTGAGTATCTACCTACAGTGATGCCACCTAAACAGTGGACTTCAGTCACGGGTGGTGGATACTGGACTAAGGAGCTACCTGAGTTAGACCTAGTTAAACAGAAAAATAAAATCTTTAAGCGTGAGCTAGAGAACTTTGACATGCCTGAAGTATACAACGCTGTCAATGTTATGCAGTCTACTGGCTTTAAGATAAATACTTTTGTACTAGATGTGATGAAGCACGCTTGGGACAATGGGGAAGCTATGGGTGGTATGCCACCAACAAAGGATATGCCTATACCTAACAAGCCACATGACATAGACACTAACCCTGTGTCACGTAAGGAGTGGAAGAAACAAGCTGTTATCTGCCATACAGAAAACTCTAGGATGTTTAGTAAGCGATTACTATACGCCAAGATACTTTGGGAAGCTGATAAGTTTAAAGACTACACCAATATATACTTCCCATTACAATTAGACTTTAGGGGCAGAGCCTATTGTGTTCCCGCATTTCTAAACTATCAGGGTATCAGTGGGGCTAAGGCTCTGTTGTCATTCTCTCATGGTAAAGAGATAACGGAAGATAATAGCGGTGGCTTTTGGTTAGCTGTGCACGGGGCAAACGTGTGGGGCAATGATAAAGTTACACTTGAAGAGCGAGCTCAATGGTCTATGGATGAGGACAACATGGCATGGATAAGACGAGTAGCTGAAGACCCTATCTCAAACAGAGAGTGGGAAGACGCTGACTCACCGTTCCAGTTTCTTGCATGGTGTGATGAGTGGATACGCTTTCAGAATGAGGGCTATGGTTTTATATCTTATCTACCAGTTGCAATAGACGGGTCATGTAATGGGCTACAATTATATTCGCTTATGTTAAAAGATAAAGAAGCGGGTAAGCTAGTCAATGTAGTGCCGAGTGATAAACCACAGGATATCTATCAGTTAGTAGCTGACGCTGTGACTGAGCGTTTAAAAGATGAGGCGGCACAGGGCAAAGAGTTTGCTCAGCTGTGGTTAGACTATGGAGTTAAGAGGAGTACTACTAAGCGTAGCATTATGACAATATGTTATGGCTCAACAAGGTACTCATGCACTGACTTTGTAGTAGAAGACTTGACCAAAAGAAAAGATAAAGGAGAGATACATCCCTTTGAGGACATGTTCAAACCCTCTATCTATCTTGCGGGTATTATTTGGGAGAGCATAGGAGACAACTTGAAGTCAGCCCGTAAAGGTATGGCTTACTTGCAGTCTATTGCTAAGGTGGTAGCTAAAGAGCAACTACCTATTCACTGGGTGACACCCGTTGGATTCCCTGTGTATCAGTCGTATCCTGAGATGAAGTCTAAGAGAGTCAAAGCTATGCTAATGGGTGAAGTTATAAAACCTAGAATCAAAGAAGAGACAGACAAGACTGATAAGCTAAGGATGTCCAATGGTGTTGCACCTAACTTTGTGCACTCACTGGATTCAGCGGCTATGATACGGACTGTTAACATCGCTAATAAGAATGGTGTAAAGAACTTTTGCAACGTTCATGATAGCTTTGGTACAACAGCGGGAGATGTGGAGATGCTAAGTGCTAGTCTCAAAGAGGCTTTCATTCAGACATTCACAGAGACAGACGTACTTAAAGAGTTCAAAGAAGATGTGAAGTCACAGTTACCTGTAGACCTACACGATAAGTTACCTGAAGAATTAGAGAAGGGTGACTTGGATGTGCAGTTGCTCAGAGAATGTGATTACTTCTTTGCATAACTAAAGTACCCTTTATAGATACAACAACAGAAAATGGAGAATAAACATGGCACAAAACTATGAAAAGATTGTGACACCTGTAGGTACAAGCCAGTACGCTTGGTTATCTACACCTGACACACGCTTTGATGAGACGGGTCATTACAAGACTAACTTAATTCTTAAGACTGAAGATGCAGCTGAGTTAATGCAGAGCATTGACAAAGCGTTAGCACTCAGTACTAAAGAAGCCCAAGAAAAATCTAAAGGCAAGAAAGTTAAGACTGCGGATGCACCTTACTTTGAAGAGGTGAATGACGAGGGTGATGCAACAGGTAACACTATCTTTAAATTCAAATGTAAAGCACAGATAGTTACTAAGGACGGGACAATAATTCCTAACCGTGTAGCAATGTTTGATGCTAGTGGTACACCTATTGGTAAAGATGTGAGCGTATGGTCGGGCAGTGAGATGAAAGTCTCAGCTGAACTTGTACCTTACTTCACATCTATGGTAGGAGCGGGAGTCTCAATGAGATTGAGAGCCGTACAAATAACTAAGCTAGTAGAAGGCGGTGGCGGTAACGCCAAAGGCTTTGGCTTTGATGAAACAGATGGATACGTTCATCAGGAGACTACAAAAACAAATGACATGGAGAGCACGACTGAAACGGAAACCTCTGACTTCTAGAAAAGTTGGATTGATACACGGCTTTAGGTCGGGACTTGAAGAGTCTGTTGCGGCAGAGTTAAGGAGTCAGAAAGTACAGTATGAGTTTGAAGAAACTAAATTAAAATATACTAAACCTGAGAAACTACATACCTATACACCTGACTTCTATCTGCCAGCCGCTGACATTTTTGTAGAGACTAAAGGATTATTTACTACAGCAGACAGACAGAAGATGAAACTAATTAAGGAACAGTATCCTGATTTAGATATTAGATTCGTATTCAGTAGGTCAGCATCAAAGATAAGTAAGAGAAGTAAAACAACATATGGAATGTGGTGTACTAAATATGGATTTAAGTACGCTGATAAACATATACCAAAGGAGTGGTTATGCGAAACGAAAGAAAAGAAACGGACTTCATAGTCGTCTGTTCTTCCGAGACACCACCCTGTGATAATATTGGACGTAAGGAACTAGATGCACAGCACCGTAAAGACGGTTGGTTCTCTTGTGGTTTTCATAAGATTATAACTAGGAGTGGTTACGTAGAAAATGGAAGAGACATTGGACTTGCTGGTGGTCACGTTGATGACGGCACTGGTGAATGTACTAACGCTAATTCAGTAAGCATATGTATGATAGGTGGACAGGGAGAAGATGGTCAGCCTGACTGTAATTATACCTTCCAACAATACATATCATTAAGAATAGTGATAGATGAATTAAGGCAACTGTATCCTACAGCACAGCTGATAGGACATAGAGATATAGATAATAAAACAAAGTGTCCATACTTTTGTGTTAATGAATTAATGGACATACATAATAGGAGTAAAGGTTATGGACGATAAACAGAAAGCGGCGTATGAAAAACGTAAAGCGAAATATACACAGATAGTAGTACCTAAAGAAGTTAAAGCTATGATAGATAAACTTTGTGAAAAATCTTTTAGGTCAGCAGCTGGTGAGGTTTCTTATCAGATAGCTAGAGCCTTAGAAAGAACTAAAGAGTTACCTTACGATTAGTAAAGTGCCCCTTATAGTGAGGATTAAAAATGAAAGAAGACGACAGCACATTCCTACACCACGCCCCATGCCCCGCATGTGGTTCTAAAGATAATCTCGGTGTCTACACAGACGGACATGAGTATTGTTTTGGATGTGGTTATCATAAAAATGGAGAACAAATGACAGCACCCGCAACAACAACAACCGATTACAATTTTGTACACGGAACTGTTACCCCTTTAAACAAACGTAAGCTTGACCACGACACACTACAGAAATTTAATTATGAAATTGGTGAGTCGAATAAGAGACCTGTTCAGATTGCTAACTACTACGATAGAGATAGAGTACTGGTTGCACAGAAGCTACGCTACCCTGATAAATCATTTCAGTGGATAGGTGAAGCTAAAGACGGGACGCTCTTTGGTCAACACTTATGGCGTGACAAAGGTAAAATGGTTATTGTTACTGAGGGTGAGATTGATTGTCTCTCTGTCTCTAAAGTAAATGGCAATAAGTTTCCTGTAGTATCAGTTAAGACTGGGGCTCAGGGGGCTAAGAAAGATTTACTTAAAGAGTTAGAGTGGCTTGAATCATTCGAGACTGTTGTACTTATGTTTGACCAAGACGACGCTGGTAAAAAAGCTGCGTTGGAATGTGCTAAAATCTTTTCACCTAACAAAGCCAAAGTCTGTACTCTACCTATGAAGGACGCTAACGAAATGCTGGTGGCTGGAAAAGTTAAAGAGTTAACAGATTGCATATGGTCAGCGAAAGCTTATAGACCTGACGGCATTGTATTAGGTGCAGACTTGTGGAACGACATACAGAAGGAAGACAGTTATGTCACCGTTCAGTATCCGTTCTCTTGTCTGAATAAAAAAACACATGGTCTACGTAAAGGAGAACTTGTTACAATAACAGCTGGTAGTGGCGTTGGTAAATCCTCTTTCTGCCGCCACTTGGCTCTTCACTTACTGAGAGAAAAATTTTCAGTAGGTTACCTAGCTCTCGAAGAAAATGTCAAGCGTAGTGTTCTTGGCATAATGGGTATTGAGATGAGAAAGCCGTTACATTTAACAAGGGAAGGAGTCAAAGATTCTGAATTAAAAAAAGTCTTTGACTCTACCGTAGGCAATGGGAACTTTTATTTATATAATCACTTCGGCTCAACAGCCAGTGATAATCTATTGGCTAAGATAAGATACTTAGCTAAAGGATGTGATGTAGACTTTGTAATCTTAGACCACCTACACATGGCACTGTCATCTATAGGTGATGAGACTACAAATGATGAACGTAAACTTATTGATTATACAGTATCAAAGCTTAGGACTCTAGTAGAAGAGACAGGTATAGGCTTAATACTTGTATCACACCTGAAGAGACCTGAAGGAAACAAAGGGTATGAGGACGGTGTAGCAGTATCAATGAATAGTTTAAGAGGTAGTGCGTCAATCGGGCAGTTATCTGATATGATAATAAGTATGTCAAGAGACTTACAGTCAGAAGGTAACTTAGCTCAGGTCAACGTACTTAAGAACAGGTTTAGTGGAGAGACAGGCAAAGCTTGTACCTTACACTATGACTTAGAAACAGGATGTTTACAGGAGACACAGGATGATGTCAACAATGACTTTTAAAGTAAAAGAAATAAACTGGTCAGCAATACTAATATCAGCACTAACTGAAACTGCATCTACTAATAAGATA